GTCGATTTTACCGCTTGGTAATCTCTTCACTCCTGGATATTTTGCCATTACTGTGTCTCTCTTTTATCTCACAAACTATGTCCCATTGTCTTTGGGTTAATTGTGGGTATTTATTCTGTGCCTGAATACAACCTAATATAAAAGATTTTTCAGCATCTGTCAAAGAGTGATTATCAAAAAAATCCTTCAGTGGTTTTTTAATACGTCGTGTCATATTGATTTATAAACCCATACAGTTCATCAGCTATCATTTTTTGTGTTTCTTTTCCGCCATGTGTTTCATCAAAACCCTTATCAATAAGCTTGAAATTTGTAGGATATAACTTTGAGTTAATAGATAAAAGTTGTTTCATATATGCTCTTGCATACTCCTGATGTACAAATAAAAAGAAAATTTTATTTTTTCTATATTTATACAATATATTGGAGAACATAGAAAAAGAGTCTTTTAAAGTGATATCTTTAATATTGTCTAATCTTGCATCAGTTTTATTATCTGCTGTAAAATCGTGTATCCTCCAAGGGTATGTTAATTGCCATAAAACAAATTCAGCTTTATTATAGTCAGTGTAATTTAAACAATATTCTGAATATTCTAAACTAGTTCTATTCCAAGCAAAATCTAAATATCCCAAATTAAATTTTTTTGCTAATAGATATGGATAGCTTTCTTCTATGGGCATGTGCCATGCAGCAGCATGACTACAACCTAAATTTATAAAGTATTTATCTTTATCAATAGGTTTTCTATAACCGAGAAACATTTAAAAATCTATATCTTTGCCTTTGTGTTCCCAAGTATTGTATCGAGTAGGATCTTCGTGTGTACTTTCTTCAGGAATCTCATAAATAAATGGATCAAGCTCCATAAGCTCTTTTTTCTTTTTTTGAAACTCTCGCTCAAATTGCCAATCTTTATACTTGTTGATTAACCAACTGATCATAGTGTTGTCTCCTATTTTTTAATAGCGGTAAAAACGGAACAGCATCTTGTTCAAACACTATAGGATCTGCTCCATCAATAGTCATAATAATAGCAATATCTCTAATGCCTGTTCCATACATCTCATTGTGTGCTACAGCGTAAGCACAACCTTGAATATAATAGTCAGTAATTTGTTTGGATGATTTTTTCTTTTTTGAAGTTTTAAAGTCAATAATAGTAGGTTTACCTTTCCAGATACCTACCATATCACAACGCCCAGCATATTGATATTTGTTGGACCAAAGTACTTGTTCTTGTCCCCAAATCTCTTCTATACCTCGTTCAGTCGCACGAATCAAATCACGACTCATCTGTCTAACATCCAGCTTCTGTAACGCGAGTTCTTCCCAGATTCCTTCTCCGTTGAAGTGTCTTTCAGCAAATTCATGAACCATCGTCCCACGGTCTGTAGCTTCTTTAGAAACACGGCGAGCTTCCTCCTCTCCAACCTTATCAATCCATCGTTGTAACCATGTATTGTCTGAGGTTTTTCCTAAAATAGTAGTTATTGATGGATATGATCCATCAGGTGTGTGATAAGTTCTACCTGTAGATAACGTATCAGTATCTACTTCAGTTGTGTAATTGAACTTCTCTTTTAAAATCTTCCACTGTGTTGACAATGGGTTTTCCTTTCGCGTTTAAACTGGTATTTATTAGAATGGGATACCCATATTGTCGAGTTTTTTCTAACACCTTCCAAAGATAAGGATTTGAAGATCCTGTAACAGTTTGAAGTCTGGCAGTCATGTCATGAGTGGTAAAATTACCATCAATAATGTTAGAAACAAACAACATATAAGGACAGTGTTGATGCACTTCAAAAAACTTATCTGCTTCTTCAACTTGGCATATAGGCGCATACGGCCTCCACGAATCATCATGTCGCTCCTTTATAATATCAAGTTTTTTAATATTATCAGGAGTTGGTGCGCAGAGCAATGATCGATTTCCAAGAGCACGAGGGCCAAACTCAGCACGTCCTTGTATTACAGGTACAATTTCTCCACGTATAATTCGGTCTGCACAATCATCTGGTAAAATATTATTGGTAGACTGAACACCAAGATAGGGAGTTTCCCACAATGGTCGTTCTATTAACGCAGCTGCGCCAATAGCACATCCTGCGTCTCCAGCTGCTGGTTGAACTGCAATTTTATCCCAAGGAGTAAGAGTTAAAAGTTTAGTATTTGCTACACAATTAAGAGCAACTCCTCCTGCATAGGCTAAGTTTGTCATGCCTGTTTCTTGTTGAATCCAATAACTTAAAGTTAAAAGAGTTTTTTCAAGAACACTTTGAACTGAAGCTGCAATATCCCAATCTAATCTGCCAAAACCCACACCGCGCTCTAAATCTTGAAGCACTGTATAGTCACCTTTAAGAGATTGCCAGTTTAAAACATGCTTATGAATCCAACCTTCCCACTTAGGTTCTCCATAAGCAGCTGCACTCATTACTTTACACTCATCTGAAAGTGGTTGAAAACCTAAAAGGCGAGTAGCCGCTGAATAAAATAAACCAAGAGAATTAGGATAACGAAAACGTTTTAACCACTCTATTTGTCCATTTCGATAAACTCCGAGTGACGTTGAATAACGGCTACCCACAGTATCAACTACCATAACAGCGCACTCAGTCCAGTCAGTCAAACAAATAGAACTCATAGCATGAGCTTCGTGATGATCTACAAGAATAGGTTTTGCTGATGTATATTGTTTTATTTCAGATTTAAACTGTGCATAAGTTGTTTCTTCATAAAAAGCCGCAAAATCCCAATCATCCCACGCATCTCTGAGCCAACGAATTGTGTTAGATGGAAATCTTTTATCAAACTTTTCACGTGAAAAGCGTTCTTCATGAGAAGCTCCTTTAATATGTCCATCTATTAAAGAAGCAGCAGCGCTGTCATGATGATAAGAGCTCACTCCTAAAATCTTCATTAAAATACCTTTTTAACAAATTGTTATATCTTGATGTGTTAAACCCATTATAACCTACAGTACTTAAAAAGTCAACAAAAGTCCATCTTTTGTTATCAACGGTAGGTTGTATTCTGTGAACCATAAAACAAGGAAAAGTGACAGTTTTTCCAGGACTGGGGTAAATAGTTGCTATAACCTCAGAAGGTTCTGGATAGTCAAAATCTGCTCCTAAGTGTCCTGTAGGATTCCAGTTTCCAATCTCAAGAGGTTTTCCCTCAGTTAAGTAGATGATACGTGTCCAAAATCTTCCAGCACGAGGATTCGAAAGCTGTCTGCCTTCAAAAGAAAAAGAATCAGAGTGCCAATCATAAACATCTCCTTGCTCAAGTAAAACAGCAGTTTTTCCATTTAAATTGCAAATTGTTCTGTCCTGATGATTAGGATCAGAGAAAGAATTAGCCTCTATATGTTTCAATAGAGGCTGAATATTCTTTTTGACCAGTTCGTTAGTATAAGTTTGTATACAGTCTTGCCAGTCTTCGTGGATAAAATCACGAACAGGCATCAACCCACTCTTTGATTTCTTCCCACTTTTGCTCTTCTTCTTCAAGATTTTGTTTACGAATAATGGTAGCTACTTTTGTGATTGTTGTCACAGGCAATCCATACTCATTTTTAATATCTTTTTTCAGTTCTGCAATAGACTCTCTGATACTATCAGCTTGAATCATCAAATCTACAATACGGTTAATTTCTTTACGAATTTCTTCTTGAAGTGCTTTTTCCATTTAGTCCTCTATGATACGTTGGTGTTAGCGGTGATAATTTGAAAAGTTTCTCTTACTTTGTGAGGTTTGCGACGTACAAGACGTTGATCTTGAAGCTGTTGCATAGCTACATTGAACATGGACAACGATGTGTCCGAGCTTGAAGAGATGTCGCTCGATGAGCGATGGATGAGTATTTTTTGGTGAATAAGATTGAGTGCAGTGACAAGATTGGCTGAACCAATAGCGCGTGACCCAGCAAAGTCGCCTTCGCGACGAGGTGAGACAAGTTCCCACTGTTCGTTTTCCCAAACAGATCCATCATCTTCATCAAATACTTCTACAGGCATTCCACCTATAATTCTGAACACTAGTTCAGCAGCTTCGTCAGGAGTCATCGAATCCAATCATCCTTCCACGGATTAGCGTAGAACCACGCCAGAGCCGTAGACACACGCTTCGCGTGAACTGTAGAATCTTGGCTCAATGCGTCAACAAACTCACGTTTGAAACAGA